GGCTCGTTCTCAGGTGACTCAACTGTCCTAGTCGGTGCAACAGTCGAAGACGAACCGCAAGTTTTTATGATTCAGGCATGGGAGAAAGACCCAAACATCCATGACGCTACTTGGCGTGTTGACATCCTTCAGGTCGAGAACAAGATTCGAGAGTTCGTCACCGCCAACACGAAAGTCAAAGAGATAGTATGCGACCCTTACCGCTGGCAAAGGTCAATGCAGGTTCTAGCTGAGGAAGGCTACCCCATCGTTGAGTATCCATCCACAAACGCAAGGCGCATGGTCCCAGCTTGCGCCAAGTTCTTTGACGCTGTAGTTGACAAGAAGCTCAGACATGATGGAGACCCGCTACTGGCTCGCCATCTGTCAAACGCAGTAGTGAAAACCGACAATCTAGGAGTCAGGATAGTGAAAGAAAACAGAGCATCATCACGCCGTATTGACGCAGCAGTCGCAGCGGTTATAGCAGTAGATAGAGCCTTACAGGTTAGAATAGAACCCGAACAACTAACTCCGGGTGTCTATGTCTTCTAAATTGGTCACAGCTCTACAGGTTGCAGGGGCAATTGCCATAAGTGTCGGGGTTGGTCTTATTTTTATCCCTGCGGGAATCATTGTCGGTGGAGCGTTCTCCATCCTCTTCGGCATAGCTATTGAGAGGCGTTGATGCTAGGAAACATTTTCGAGAAGCGAGCAGTAACCCCTAACAGCCTTTGGGGTGCTGGTCTTGACTTTGAGCTTCAGAACAACTCAGGCACTTTCATTGACGAAGACAATGTCTACAAACTCGCAGGCGTGTCGGCTGCCATCTCGCTGATCGCTGGAACAATCTCAACCCTGCCGATGGATGCTTGGGTTCGCAGAGACGGACAGAAACTTCTAATGAGGCCAAAGCCTGACTGGGTGAACCGACCTGACATTTCTTTCGTTGACCGCACCCCATTCATCAGCTCAATCATCGCTTCCCTGATGCTTGACGGCAATGCTTTCGTTCGTGTCTTCAGAGACGAAGAAGGCTTCCCAATCAACCTGATGGTTTTGAACCCGACCAAGATTGAAGTCAAGCGCAACCGCAATGGTCGAGTGATGTTCACTTATGAGGAAGACCAGAAGACTTACACCTCTGATGAGATTTTGCACATTGTCGAGTCAGTGATGCGACCCGGTGGAATCCGAGGCGTGTCAAGAGTTGAGGCAATGAAAGACGCTCTTGGTTTAGGACTTGCTCTCGACTCATACGCACAGCGTTTCTTTGGACAAGGCGCATCGGGTAACTACGCTCTAGTGACCCCACAGTCGCTCACCGAGGATCAGGCGAAACTTCTGGCGAAGTCGGTTGACGCTCGTCATGGCGGCTGGAGAAAAGCTCACAAGACAATCGTTCTTCACTCAGGTCTTGACATCAAAGACATCGGCATCAACCCAGAAGAGTCACAGCTACTTGATTCTCGCAGAATGTTTATCGAAGACCTCTGCCGAATCTGGAACATCCCATCTCACCTGATGAACCTGCCGGGAACTAACACCTACTCAAGCATTGAGCAGACCTCTATCGAGTTCGTGACACACACTCTCAGACCTTATGTTGCAATCATCGAGAACTCACTTTCAACTTTGCTTCAGGTCTATCCAAACGGACAGGGCGCATTTGTTGAGTTCAACATGAACAGCCTGCTTCGAGGCGATGCACAGTCTCGCTTCTCTGCCTACTCGCAAGGAATCCAAGCTGGCATCCTGACAACCAATGATGCTCGTGTCGCAGAAGGCCTTTCAAAGATTGACGGCGGAGACATCCTCAGAGTGCCACTTGCGAATGTGAACATTGACGCAGCAGACCTATCTGCAACCGACAAGCGTGTTCTCATGGCTCAGCGACTAATCAACTCAGGTTTTGACCCTGCCGAGACCCTTGCAGCTATGGGCTTGCCACCGATCGCACACACAGGCGTTCCAAGCGTTCAGCTTCAGGGTGTCGCACAGATCAACCCTGCCGACCCAACTTCTGTCTATCCGGAGGGATAATGCAAGCACCTGCAACGCTAAACCTAAACTGCTGGCAAGGCGCATCTTTTGATTACAACCTGACATGGACTTTGAACGGAACAGCCGTCAATTTGACTGGTTACTCGGCAAGGATGCAGGTAAGAGAAACCTATGACTCAACAGCTGCGGTCATTAGCCTGACATCTGGAACTGGCATCACACTTGGCGGAACTGCCGGCTCAATTCTCTTAGACATCTCCGCTGCCACAACCGCAGGTGTTCCCTCTGGTCCTTATGTCTATGACCTAGAGCTAGTGACATCGGGAGGTTATGTCACTCGCCTACTAGAAGGCAACTTCAATGTTGACCCAGAGGTAACTCGTTGAGCGTAATCACAGTCACAAGTGGCACAAGCATTGTTCAAGTCACTGCACCGAATACCGCAACCATAACCACTAGCGGAACATTCAGCGCAACTGTCAATCAGAACCAAGCCACACTTGTAGACAACATCATCGGCGCAACCGCAATCGCTGAGCCTGCTTACATCCAGTTCAATGTCAATTCAGTTCCTTCTATTGCAGTTGGTCGCATCGGCTGGAATGACGCAGACAAGACCCTAGAGCTAGGCATGACCCCGACTGTCAATCAGAATGTCGGGCAAGAACTTTTCATCTTGGCAAAGTCTTCGGATGGCAGCGAGCGCACTAAGGGCAAAGCCGTTTATATCACAGGATCAGATGGCAATAACAAACTTATCGCTTACGCTCAGGCAAACTCAGAAATTACTAGCTCAAAAACCATCGCAGTTATGGCAGAGACAATTAGCGGCGGAAGCAAAGGATTCGCTGCCAGCTTTGGACTTGTCAGAAACATAAACACCAACGGACTAACCGAAGGCGCAGCAGTTTGGCTTTCTCCAACAGTCCCCGGCGGTCTAACTTCTACAAAGCCAGTCCCACCAAACAACTCAGTCTTTATTGGCTATTGCGTTAGAGCCAATCAGAACAATGGTGTTCTATTCGTCAACATCCAGAACGGATACGAGCTAGAAGAACTTCACAATGTCAAGTTCAATGGTCTAACCGATGGGCAGTCGCTTGTTTATGATTCGGCAACACAGCTCTGGGTGAATGAGACAGTCTTAGGCCAGCCAACAGTTTTATCGGTTGGAACAGTTACAAGCGGAACAGCCGCAGCCGTAACAGTCACAGGCACAGCACCATCGCAGACTTTGAACTTTGTTTTGCCGAAAGGTGACAAGGGTGACACCGGAGCGACTGGCGCAACCGGAGCTACAGGTGCAACCGGAGCAACAGGTGCAACTGGCCCGCAGGGAGCAAAAGGAGATAAGGGTGACACAGGGGACACAGGACCAGCGGGAGCAACTGGAGCAACAGGAGCAACAGGTCCACAAGGTGCGCAGGGTATTCAGGGTGAGCAAGGTATTCAAGGACTCAAGGGCGATAAAGGTGACACAGGTGATACTGGTCCGGCTGGCCCTACTGGTGCTACTGGCGCAACTGGCGCACAAGGCCCACAGGGTATTCAAGGCGAAACTGGACCTGCTGGACCAACCGGAGCAACTGGAGCTACGGGAGCGACAGGACCGACAGGCCCAACTGGACCGCAGGGTGCAACCGGAGCGACTGGCCCGCAAGGACCTTCTGGAGTTGTAGCTGCAACATCGCCGATTGTTTATGACTCTGGAACTCAGACGATCAGCATCAACACAACCGCAGGCGGTATCACAATAAACGGAACAGCGGTTGCACTAGGGGGAACAATAACTGTGAATGCGAGGCTCGGCTAATGCCATACTTCATAACTGACCAATCACCTGACTGCTCAGGTTGGGCAACTGTAAAAGAAGACGGCGAAGTAATTGGCTGTCACACAACCAAGCAAGATGCCATTGACCAGATGGTCGCTGTCTCAATCTCTGAGGGCATCGAACCCGGCGGAGAGAGAGCCAGACCAAACGAGCTTGAGGTTGGCGATTATGTTTCTTGGAATACATCGGGCGGTCGAGCCAGAGGCGAGATTGTTCAAATCGAGCGAGACGGAACAATAAATGTCCCAGACTCATCATTCACAATCACAGGCACTCCCGATGACCCTGCTGCTTTGATTCAGGTTTACCAAAGAGTAGAGGGCGGTTGGGATGACACCGATGTCTATGTTGGACACAAGTTCTCAACGCTGACAAAGATTGACCCGCTACCAGAACCAATGGATGAAGACGATGAAGACGATGACGAGGTTCGTCAGGTTGACCTGACCGCACCTGCCTACATGAGGGCATCTGCTCGCAGAGGTTTGCAATGGTATGCCGAAGGGCTTGGCGGTGACGGATTAGTTGACCGCACAATCAGAGAAGCTAGAGCAATGGCTGAGGGCAATGTATCCGCTGACAAGTGGGTTCGCATTGCAGCTTGGATTGCAAGACACTTGGGAGATTTAGATTCACCCGATGCCAACCCCTCATCAGAAAACTTCCCATCACCCGGAGTTGTTGCAATGGCTCTATGGGGTGGCGGAACAACTAAGCGATCTGCAAGACGAGCGATGGCTTATGCAGAAGGTGTAAAGACTAGACTAGAAGCCGAGCAAGAGAGAGCAAACATGAAGCAAGAAACCAGAAACTTTGACGCTGACTTTGAGCTAAGAGCCGAGGGCGATGGCATGACCTTTATTGGTTACGCCGCAAAGTTCAACTCCCCATCAGAAGACTTGGGTGGCTTTGTCGAGACAATCGAACCCGGCGCATTCCGCCGCTCGCTACGCTCTCGCAACGATGTCAAGCTGTTGGTCAATCACGACACAGGTCGAGTTCTTGCATCCACTCGCTCAGGCACAATGAAGCTTTATGAAGACGAGGTTGGTCTCAGGGTAGAAGCAAGCCTGCCAAACACTTCCGATGGTCGAGACATGGCTGAACTACTCCGCCGAGGAGACCTCAACAAGATGTCATTTGGTTTCTCTGTGCCTAAGAAAGGTGACAGATGGTCAGATGATGGCACGACTAGAGAATTACTAGATATCAGACTGCATGAAGTATCTATCGTCACAGGCTTTCCAGCCTACGAAGCGACTACAGCATCTGTGAGAACACTCGAAATAGTCGCATCTAGAACTAACACAGATCCAGACAAGTTAGCTGATGCGCTTCTTAAATTAGAATCAGGTGAAACATTGAACGCTGAAAATGCTGAACTTATCACTGAGGTCGTTACAAAATTGAGAGACGACAAGCCATTACTAGGTTCATTCAATAATCTAGATATCAAGCGCAAGCAATTAGACCTAGTCTACAAGGCTCTCTAATGAATAGAGAACAGGTAAAACAGACCATACTTAAAACAGCTGGATATCCAGAATCAGGTGCTATAAAAGACATCGCAGATGCGTTAGCTGATGCCATTATTAAAATAGATGAACCTGAGATTAAGAAGTACGAACCAGTCAAAGAGACTAGAGTCGTAGGAAGTAACGAAGTACGCTAAATCTGAGATAAGATATCTCTAGATAGTTGCGTGGATGCCACCACTATCTGTCCTG